TCATTCAAATTTTCTGATATGGGTTCTATTGAATAAGAATCATAATTACTTATTTTGTCCTCTTCATCATAAGCCATGTAAATATGTATAGGTTGTTTACTATTGATTATTCTTAATGCAGTTCTATGTATGATTTGTAGTATCTCACTATATAAATCATGTTTGTATATCATTTCTAATTTTCTATCCCTAAACCAATCTCCATTATCACTTTCATTATTCATCATTAGATTATTTAAATCATTACCATAAAACGCAATAGCAAGACATTTATAATAATCAGCGTTCCTTTTGGTAAACAGGTTAAATATAATACTGATTTATCTTTTAAGAAGTTTTTACCAGTAGTATTTAATAAATTTATTCCTTTTGTTCGGTTCAAATTATCGTCAAAATATAAATGCTTATCTTCTTCCCTAATGGCTGATTCGCTTATGTATGTTCCTATATCCTTTTTTGTCGGTAATACAAATAGATCATTATGTATTTTATATAGTTCCCTTATTCGTTTAGCAATTGCCTTTTGAGTCGTTTTATTCTCTTTGCTCCTGCTATACTTAGTAGTATTAATATTATCAATGTGAATAAATAATCTTGAATAATCATTTCTATTCTCAACTTGTTTCCATTCAAAATTAGATATTACATATTGTAGAGCGTTAGCCTTTGCCGTCCCATCAAATACTATCAGATTCATATTTAAATTAGTATAATCTATTAATTTAGAAACAATTATCTTTCTGCCTATTTTACTGTATTCATAATCGTCTATTCGTCCGTATTTATCAATAGATAGAAGCTGCTGAAAATGTTTTAATTTATTTAGTGATTCATATTTATTTATATTCCTTTCATGTTCTTTCATTTGTTCTAGTGTACTCAATAAGTTTTTACCTCTTATTGATTTATTGTCGTTTTCAGAAAAAAGGCTGGTTGTATGATCCGTTAAATTATCCGCTAATTGTTCAGATAGTAAGAACATAATATAAGACTTATATTTCTGTATCTGTATCGGTGTTAATTTTAACGGTTCTGCTAAATCTTCAAACCAGTCTAATATATTATTTATACTATTAATATCAAATATAACAGAGTCCACAAATTCGGGTTTTTCATCTATTATTAGTTTACGTTTAATTCTTTTTTGTTTCTTTCCTTTAATTGGTTTATTAGATGCAAAATTAGAATAGTTGTATAGTTCTCCAAAACCTAACGCAAGATTCTTCAATCTCTGGTGTTGAATGATAACTATTTGATACTTATGTAAATCAGATTCGTATAACCCTTTATTATCTGAATCAATATTAATGATAGCATTGGGATTAATCTTTGATACTTGATTATATATTTCATATGCTAAATGCTTTTCTTTAATGGCTAATAGTATTGGTTGTTTAGTTTCCTGTTTAATGATCCATTTAAGATATGATATTAATACAGTTGTTTTGCCGTGTCCCATTGAAGCGTCACATACTAACTTTAAATCTTGTTCATACTGTTGATCGTGAAAGGATAGCAATACATTTGCAATGTCATTAAAAGCTAACCTGTTTATATTTGTTGCGTGTGATAAGTCGGTAATGGTGCTGAATAGTTCATCTATACGTAAATCATTATTCATTTATTTAGTTCCTCCATTTATAAATTATTAATATAGAAATTATTGAGAATATAAAATTATTTGTATTCCTTTAATGCCTTGCTTAACTCTGGTGTAACTTCATAGCAGGAGAATATATTATTAGTTTTTAATTCCTTTGCTTTATGTAAGTATCGGAAACCCTTATCATATAAATACTTAGATAGTTCTTTACTATAACAATAGTATAGTTTAATATTATGATTCATTTGTGCAACCTCCTTTCTATTGTGAAATGGGTACTCTTATCCATTATAGCAAATTAGTGTAGCATGGTCAATTAATGTTAGTATATTTATTTTAATTTGTTTGATTTATTTTTACTGGTGTTAATGATTAGATACAAGGAAGAATTTATTTAGTTAATAATTTAGCTATACAAAGTTGTATAGCTTTGTTTATTATTTGTATATGTATTGTATAAGATGACATACAGTTTTCGGTGCATGTTATAATACGATTATCTAATTAAGTATGAATCTCTACTGGTCTGATATTGTATATGCAGCTAAGAATATATGAACATGATTTGATCAGGCTTGCTGGTTGAAATTTGTGCTGTAATTTGCATAATTGGAAGCAGTTTCCAGAATCGACTGTAGAATGAATCTTAGACTACTGTTTTTAGTGGGTATAGGGGGATATTTTACATTTATAGTTTACATTTATTTCCATATTTGAAGCCTAGCACATCTACTCACACACCTTACTTAATTTCCCATCCGACTCAATTTAAACTTATCCAATTCTCCCCTATCCTGTTGTCGAATCCGCTATCGTAATCATCCGATAACAACCATTGATAATCCTACATTCTTCCCCAATTATATTATCACTATTTTCACTCTAATTATCCCACTTTCCATCCTAAATTAACCTTAAACTCAATAGTACCAACACTTCAAACGATACCACACAAACCTGATCAATCCAATCCCCCTCATCCATCCACCTTAATAACCCTCAATCCCTTACCAACTCTACATTCCTCCCACTAATCCAACTCAATCCTACCCTATCCTCGACAACTACTCACCCTATCCAATACTCCCCATATCAATCAATAACCCTATACGATAACCAAATTTACCACCTAATTATTCCTAATTTATATCCAAGGGGGCTATATTTCACATCAAAAATAAAAAGTACCGTCAATAGACAGTACCTAAAAACAATCCTTATGATAAAACTTAATAACATCCTTACCTGCAGATTTACCATCTACCATAATCATATCTTCTTTATTTCCTTTAACTTTACATTTGAAGCAAATTCTCTTTACTGGCTTATCAGATTTTACTTTACTCTTTTTGTTTGACTCAGATATTAGTTTACCCTTAACTAATTCGTTTTCTTCTTTAGTTATAATTACATTTACTTTCTTCTTAATCTCAAAATGATCCCTCAAAATCTTATTATCAATTGCAATAGTTATAAATTCTTCTTTTACTTTATCTTGAAGTTTAATTAAGTCTCTAGCTGCAATATTTTTACTATCCGCTCCAGCAAACTCGAAAAATTTATCAATAACTTCCTCATGGAGAAGATATTTTGATTCAGTTAGCCGTTGTTTAATATATTTATTTATCTCCTTAAGTCCATCATATATAGTTGGAACATGAATGTATTCTTCAAGTTTATTAAATTTCAAAGTACCATTATAATCTTCAAAACTTTTAACATCTGAGTCACTGATTTCTAATAATACAATTCCATTATTCTTACAGAACTCAATTTTATTCTTTGAACAAGGGTTGCTGCTTTTAATTTCAAACCATATCTTATGTAAACCTTCATAACCAAATGATACATCTGGTCTGAAACTTGCCAAATGGGATGAATGATTTGTTTCTCTTCTAAAGTTGACATGAATGCAAGTTGAACAAGGTAACTCCTTAAACGCTCCATAATATCCGTTAAAATCACACTTTGGTTTCTTTTTTTTATTTCCATCAAAGTATTTCTTACAAGGTGATTCAGTGTTGCTGAATATAACATTAGAATTATAGTCCATTACAAAACTTTCTATGTGTAGAAACTCACCCTCATGAATTCCAGTAAATACTTCATATTCATTGTCATGTTGATCTATCACCTTTATCCTCTTTGATACAATTAAATCAAACAGTTTTTCCTTCGCTTCAATATGACTTTTGCTTTCATTTGTATTGAAATAATTACCCATAAAAATTCCCCTTTTCGTCTATGTCTTAATTTTCGTATATAGTGTCAATATTTTTTGTAGATAGTGTTCATAAAAATTGAAGATGATGTTCATAATAATTGAATACCTTGTCAATTTTCTTATAGTAAAAATATGAACATAATAATAGTATTAGATATAGAATTAGAATTTATAGAAATATAGAAGTTATAATCAGTACTTGGGAATGACAAACGAGTTGTATTCCCACTGAAATTAATCAAATTTATATTTCTCCAATTTATCAATCAAAGGATAATATTTATTGGTATATTTAGTTTTTATTTCTTGATTGAATTCATCGTATTCACCAGTATAAGATAAGTCGCTATTTTCAATCTTAATTAGTTTGAGTTTCTTTAACTTTTCATTATACTCTGTGATTTTATTACGGTTAATTTTAGTTTCTTTTTCAATGAGTCTTATTCCAGCAAAACTAAACCAGTTGTCATAAGTTTTCTCATCACTTGAATCAGTCTTGCTTTTATTTCTGTTAATTCTTGATTCGTGATAATACATCAATCGCAGCCCTTCGTGATTAATTTTACCAAGCAGGTAATAAAGGTTAATATGTAATCGTGTAAAAGGTTCTTTTGAGATGTACTCTTCATTCAATTCAATTTCTAAGTTATCAGTTCTCGGTAATTCATTTACATCAGTTAGGATTAATTTACTTTTGTATAAGTTTAGAATCATTTTCTTTAATGTTGGATTAGATTTTATTCCAAATTTACTCATGTATTGGTTATGATTAAACTTAACTTTGACTGACTTTTGTTTGTCATGAAGTATCTTCAGATAATAGTAGAGCATAAACTCCTTTGAATTGATGTTAACCTGATCCTCATTTCTTATTATGCAATCTGGAATATGTACCTTGTATTTGCTCAACTTCTTCTCCCTCCTTTCTTTTATGGAATTATAGGCTTTATTTGTTTATTCCTAAGTATTCAGTCCACAGTATGTATTTATCAATTGGTATCTTCTTAGTTCCCTTTTCCATATATGTAACAAACGGCTTACTTACTCCCAGCACATCTGCAATAACTTTAGCTTGAATATCTAATTCAACCCGTTTCAACTTTAATTCTTTACCACTTAACATTGTCTCACCACCTTTATGATTAATTAGTTAACCTATTATCATCTTATTAAGTTTATATAGAATAGTCAATATTAATTTATTTATTTTTAAAATAAAAAAGAATGAAGCTAATGCTCCACTCTGTCAATATAATATTCAATTGTCTGTTCTGTATTTAAATCATACTTAATCATCTTGCCTTCTTCTGTGACCGTGTAATAGATATGCTCACAATCCCAATCCTGTTCGTAGTTAAGTCTAATCCATTCTTTAGTCATTCTGTACTCCTCCGTCTCTGTATTTTATTAATTCATCCTCATCAGCCAATACAACATACTTCCTACCCTCTCTACCTAACCATTCTTCATCAACCAACTGCCTCATTAATTCCGTCACCTTGTTTATCCCTATTCCCATTTGCGACTGCAATTCGGATATTTTTGTTTCACCTGTCAGTGCTATAATTCTTTTCAATTGGTCAATTGGATCAACTGTTACAACTTCCTCTAACTCAATCTCTGGAACAGATACATCACTGAATACTTTCTTCAACTCGCTAACAACCTCAATCCATTCATCATCATCTAGTGTGATAATTGGTGATTGGAAACGTTGATACTGCTTAGAGAATCCCTCGATCTTCCCACAAGCATCTCCTCTGCCTAATGGTTCAAATGGAATACCCTTACCAAATACAGTCATATAATCGCTACTGGTTTCCAATTTAAAACTAATCCTAGATGGAAAGTTAATCTTAATTGCTCCGTCTAATATATCTGCAGATGGTCTTTGTGTGGCTAGGATTAAATGGATACCTGCAGCCCTCGCTTTCTGACCTAATCGCTGAATGTAACTTTCCACTTCTGGATTCGTACCAATTAAATCTGCATACTCATCAACAACAACTACAATATACGGTAACTTTGTTTCTGCTTTCTTGTTGTAACCTTTTACATCCCTGTATCCACTTTTGGAAAGTAATTCATATCGTTTATCCATTTCAGTAGTCAGACAAGATAATAAATTGGATGCTTTTTTCATATCGGTGATAACTTCCCTTACTTGTGGAAATCCAACATAAGGAGTTAATTCAACCATTTTAGGATCAATGAGATATAATGCTAATTCATCAGGATTGACATATAGGATTAGTGTTATTAGTAAACAATTAAGAAATACAGATTTTCCACTACCTGTCGCACCAGCTATTAGTAAATGTCTCAACTCTGACAAGCAAGCAAATAACGGATTCCCTATTACATCTTCACCTAGTATCAATGGTAAAGTGTGTTCCTTTGTATATTCTTGAAACTCTGGACTACTTAAAATTGACTTAAGGTAAATCAATTCAGTATCTTCACATGCAATGTAGACATTAATCGTTTCAGGCTTATCACCAATTTCAATACTCAATGAATCCTTACCTAATGCAGCCTTAATATTTTCTACATTCTTTTTAATGTCTGTGTAATTCTTGTCACTCGGAATCTTAATTTCAATCTTCTGCAGTCTCGCTCCCCTTTCAATATCTGAAACTTGTAATGGCTCTTTGCTAATCTTTACTCTGCTAAAGGCTTGTTGAATCTGACCAACTATTTCTTGATCTATTTCTAAGTTTCGTTTTTCTTGGAATGGTAATAAATTCACTGCTTCAGCGAAATGATTATTCTGAATCTGCTTAATAAGGCTAGTCGGTTTATTTGTGCTAACAGGTGAAACAGTATCCACTTTCTGAGCTGAATCAGATAGCAAACAATACAATTCTGACTCACTCAACAACTGATTGAGACTGTGAGAGGAAAAACACCTCCTATTTATTGATTTGAATAGGAAATTAATGTCCGAAATTGGTTTCAGGTATAATCTATTGAACAAATTTAAATCGTTTAATATCCTATTTAAATCGCTAATAAACGCATGTTCCTTTTTTCGGTCAAATAATACAATTCTACATTCAAATCTGTAATTGTCTTGGAGGATTTTATTTTCTATTTCTTCGACTGGATCACGAGTGAATTGAAAGTTGCCAATTTTATTTAACACCTTAAGAAATTTATCCTGTATCTTATCAATTGGTTTAAAATTGGTGAAATTATCGTTACCCTTTAGAAAACTTTCATATTGATTGATTGCTAACTCTCTCCAATTGTCCTTTCTTTTGCTTAATAAGACCTGTAAAAACACTGGAAAATTACACTTTTTTGCTATATTTCTTAGTAAATCTGCGTAATTATTGGTGTCTAATGGCATAAACATTGGTTTTTCTAAAACTAACTCAAATCCTATTGCATCCTTATCAAATTGCCATTCTCGCTTAACTGACTGATACGGAAACTTACTGAAGGAGGGGGAGGTAATATAGTTCTCAACATATTCCCCTATTGAATACTGCTCTATGCTGTATATCCCTTCTGATATGAATCTTGAGTGTAGAATATCTTTGATTAGTTGTTGATTCACATCTTCAATTTCATAGGCATTGGAATATTCATTTTGCACTGGTGTCTTATTTAATGTAGAAAACATAGTCATCTTCCTTTCTAAAAATAGTTAATATAATTATATAACTTTTTATAATATTAAGTTGACTAATGTGGAACAACTTGCTATATTATAAGAGAGAACATAATTAAGGAGTGAAAAAAATGTTAAAACCAAGGATAAAAGTAAGGCTAGCCGAGTTAGATATGAAGCAACAAAAATTAAGTGAGTATTTGGAGGTGACAAAACAGACAATGAGTTTATGGGTTAATGGTAAAGCAACACCTTCCCTCGAAACCGCTTTTAAGATAGCGAAGTTTTTGGATTGTAAAGTTGATGATTTATTTCTATTTGATGAAAGGAGAGATTGAGTATGGTAGTTGATCAATTAGTTAAGGTAAAATGGAACGGTGCAAATAAAAATTATTACGTTTCAAAAGGTTATAAATACACTAAACTTGGTGATGAGTTTGAAGTAGCGGTTAATGACCTATCAGTAGGTAGTCATTCATCAGTTAGGTTCGTCTGTGACTATTGTAATGGCAAGAACCAAGTGGAAGAAAATAGCAATTGGAAAGTATATAAGCAATTATTGGTACAGAGAAAAAAGAATAATAAAGATTGTTGTAACCATGATGATTGTAAAATGAAAAAACATTGGGAAATGCGAATGATTAATGTGGTTAAAAATAAGAATACTTTGGGAGATAAATACCCTCATTTGATTGAAGAATGGTCTAATAAGAACCCTAAATCCCCTTTTGAGTATACAGTTGCTTCTGAGTATAAAGTGTGGTGGAAGTGTAAAGAAAAAGGACACGAATGGGAATCACATGTTAAAAATCGAACTGTACATAGTACAGGGTGTCCCTATTGTGCTGGAGTTTTAGTATGCGATGATACATCCTTAGCGTTTACCCATCCTACATTAGTAAGAGAATGGCATCCTACAAAAAATGTTGAAATTTCCCCATACGGCATCTCAAAAGGTAGTCAAAAGAAAGTTTGGTGGCTTGGCGAATGTGGGCATGAGTGGGAATCTGACGTAACTCATAGAGTGCATGGTAAAGGATGCCCCTTTTGTAGTGGCAGAAAAGTAAATAGTGACAACTGTTTGACTAACAACAGTCCACATATTGCTTCTCAATGGAATTATGAGAAAAACTTAGATATTACTCCAGACCATGTTACTTGTGGAAGCAATAGAATGGCTTGGTGGATTTGCGACGAAGGACATGAGTGGGAAGCGGTAATATCTTCACGAGCAGCGAATGGGAACGGATGCCCTTATTGTACAGGAAGAAAAGTTAATCAAGATAATTGTTTAGTCACGCTTAATCCAATATTGGCTCTGGATTGGAATTTTAAGAAAAATGAGTTAACTCCTTTTGAGATCACCGCAGGTAGTAACAAGATAGTTTGGTGGATTTGTAGTATTTGTTCTCACGAATGGGAGTCAACAGTCTCTAATAGAACAATCGGGAATGGTTGCCCACAATGCAAGGAATCCAAAGGTGAAAAAACAGTTAGAAGTTTCCTTGAGAGGAATAGAGTTAAATTTATAACGCAATATGGGTTCGCAAATTTACTCGGCATCGGTGGAAAGAATCTGAAATTCGATTTTGCTATTTTTGATAATAAAGAGAATCTATTATTATTAGTAGAGTATGATGGTGAGTTCCATTTCAGAAAAATATATAAAGATGATGGATATGAAATGATTGTCATTCATGATAAACGCAAAAATACATTTTGTGAGAACAACAGGATTCCACTTTTAAGGATTCCTTATTGGGAATTTGATAATATCGACTCTATATTACAAAAAGAATTAAATAAATATAAGATTACATTTAGTTAAGTGGCACATAAAAGTGTGCCACTCATTTTTTTTTATAAAAGGTCATTTATATACCTTCTCCCGTGTTTCTTTCTCAAACTTGAAATTTGTGCTAGTTTATCCTGCCTCATTTTTTTGAAATAATGTGTGGGTTTGAATTTCTTCAACGTTAGGGTATCGTAAATGCCTATAGCTGATTTTTTGTATGAATCGTACATGTCTTGTACGTCTGATTCACCCCTCGCATATGACCTGACAAATGATGGTGGATTACTTAATCTGAAAAGGGCTCCAAGAATTATGAGCGTTTTATAGACCCAATAATCGGCTGATATAAATCTCGCTCCATATAGGAATACTCCCATTAAGGTAATGAATGTTGCGAATACTAATTGGATAACGGACAGTCTCTTAATCTCATTCCACCACTGAGAATGTAAATGTCTGTGTCGGTCAAATATCCATGCTGTAAGTGCTAATGGAGATACTGTACAAAGTACGAAAAGATCAAACCAGCGTCTACCTCCTTGTAATAAAATCGGGATTAATAAGCCTAATGCAACTACATCAAATAAAATCATTCCAAGTAAATCCACACCGCTTAACGAAATTAGATTATTTATCTCATTGCTCTCGAACAGCTTCCCTCCCATGCTGATAATTCCTCTTGTTAGTTTATTTATAAATTGGAATCCTTTTTCAAATAAGAATGGAGTGAATCCTGCTACTGCAATTACTAATGGGAAACGTTTCATGATTGTCTGGAAATCAGTATACCTTGTTTTTGCAACCTTACTAATCATCTGTTGGAAAGATTCATACATGGTAAGTAAAATGACAATGCTTATGGATATTATGGAGAATATCATTGTTGTTCCATTTGTGTATGATCCATTGAATATGAAACTCGGAGTCTGTAATCCAACTAGCATTAACATTTTGAAAATGAAGGCAAATATGTCAATCGAGAAATCGTATACATGTTGTGGAAATTCTTTAAACCAATCATATGTTGCATTAAACTTATCGGCTGCAGAACCAATCCTTTCCCCCATACTTTGATTGCCATATGCTTCCCCACTGAATACTCCCTTCTTCACATTTCCCCTTTCAATAAATGATTCAGCATAAGCAAAGTTAGCAAACAGGAATGACGATGAAACTGCGGTAGCTGGAATGACTATACGCTTTAAGAAACTCCGAACGGATTCAAGAAGTGGCTGAAGTTTCCTAGTAGGAGAGTGATTACGTAATAAAGTAAGAATACCAGTGGAGTTGCGATTAATATTTGAATGAATCCTTTTATGATGTCGGTAGTCCATTCTACTGATTCTTTTTTCTTCCTGAATTGTCTCATTACCCCTGCTGCGATTATTAGTAAGACGGTCAGTAGGATTGAACCTCCCAATGCCCACTTGATTAATTCCAATATTGGCTCGATTAAATCTACAGGTAATCCTGTGTTTACTACTTGTTGTGTCTGTGAAGTCACAGCACTTGCCATTGACTTTGATGATAGGCTTAGGAAACTGATTACTGTGCTGATGGTTGCTTTGAGTATTCTTGTGTATTCCTTTCGCTTCCTTGATGGAAGATTTATCACCTCCTCTACTTGTATTTTGCTTGGAAAATTTACCGTACCAACTTTGAATGAAGAAAGGTTATAATTAAGATAAGCTTTTGGCTCTCTCACGCAAAACGCTACTGTGATTGTCATCTTTATCACCCTTCTTCTTAGATTTTAATTCAAAGTTATGGAAATAATTAAGCATGGAAGATGCTCCAATACCAATTCCCAATGAAACTGCTATTTTCAATGCCGATCCAACTATAAACATGGAAGCCATTTTGCTTCACTCCTTTTGTTTTTCTTGCTGTATTGTATTCACATTGTATTCGCCTAGAAAATTGTCCTATTCAAGTTATAAAAACTTTTTTACTTATTCCTCAACTCGGTACAGAATCTTATTCAATGGTGGGCATTCCAAAGCTATCCAAATACGGAGAAAATAATCTAATGAAGGTTGATTCTTGTTTTTGACAATGAGACTGATGTTAGATGGACTGATTCCTGATTTCTCAGCCAGCATTTGTTGTGATATTCCTTTCTTATCCATATAGTCCTTAATGGTGTTCTGGAGTCTATATGGTTTACCTAAGTCACTCAGACCTGATAAATCTAATTGATGTTTAATTAACTTAATATGAGTAATTACACTACCTGTAATAAATTCTTCAATTGATCTAGGAGTATTCTGGTCAATGTAAAGAATATCCTTTACCTTCTTGTAATGTACAATTGTTTCAATTTCCTTTATTACATCTGATGAAAGATACAATTTAACTTCTTGAAAATTTTGCATGTATAAACTCAACTCCTTTTGGTCATCCTAAGTTTAAATAAATCAACAGGGGGATTCAGATGATACTCCATAAACGTGACTCAGACGAACTAATTGATGAAATATTTGACAATGCAAAAGACAATAAATGAGGTGACAATTATGGGTGGTTTTGGATTCTTTACAGATGATCGTTTAGCATGGCAGATTGAATTTGAAAAGTTGAGCAAAGTTGACTTTGACCGATTAGGTATTGAGAAAGATAAAATGTACAATGCTCTTGAGAAGTTGTATGACTGGAGAGTAATCCGTTGATGAGAGTAAATGGATAAAGTGTAATTTAACACTTGAGATAAATCCACCTACTAAATCCATATGTTGATGCATGTAGTCGAAGAAGTTTATTTTCATATGAGTTGCTTGCTGTGCGATAAAGTTTGCATCGTTCATATGCTGAATATTTTCCAAATAGGAGGAGGGGTCTAAATACCTTCCTCCTTCTTTGACTGAAAAATGGAGATGACTTCCAGTTGAGAACCCTGTATTTCCTGCATGACCAATCAATTCACCGACATTAACGTGTTGACCATTTTGAACAGTGAAATCGTTAAGGTGTCCGTAGATTAAAGTCTTTCCATTTTCCATGTCAATGAAGACGGTTCGACCAGCATTTAAATTTCCATAATCAGCAAGTCGAATTGTTCCCTCGCCAACTGCTTTAATTGGCTCTCCAATTTCCATCTTCAGATCAATTCCAGAATGAGGTCTATTTCTAAAGTTTTCTAGCTGTCCGTATCTACTCGTAATCTTATACACGTTAATCACATTTCCTTTCCTGAGAATAATAATTTTATAGTTTCATTACTCAAAATCTAAGGTGTCATTTTCTCGTTACTCGGTAATGAGTAATTACTGAGAGCGTTAAATCGGCTGAGTAACGAAATCCAGTAACGAAATTGGATAGTCGGTAACGAGGTCAGTAACGAAAATTAGTTATAGAGATATAGTTTATATGAGTTGTCTTAGATATTCTTTATCGACTACTGGACTAGTAGATTGGGATATTGGAACAACCTTTCTCCCCTCTTCCACTTTCCCACATTTAGTTTGTTCAATTAACCTTTTAACAAACTTAGAGAAACATTTCTGCTTTATTGCTAATTCGTATAGCTCCAATTCCCAAGGATCATCCAATGCAAAGGAAACCGATTTGACTTTCCTACTCATAGATATTCACCGCCACTATATAGAAAGCAATTGCATTAGCATAAATTGGATTTACATATTGACCATTGAATACTGGATATAAAACTTCTACATTGGTGAAGTATTCTTTAATATGAGGTAACACGGTTTCAGCAATTCCACCTACAAGTAAAACTTTGTCATCTGCAGACCATTTCTTTAACGTGTGAGTTGCTACCCCTCTTGAGAGTGATTTAAGACTGTCTGATTTGTTTGTATTGACACCGAAGGGGATAGTTCCAGATTCCCTATCAACGTAACGAGAATCAATAACTGTGGCGAAATTGACCGTTCCTGAGCCAATGTCTAGGATTCTTACCTTGCCTTGGCTCGGATTTGACCAGAATGATGTAACCCCTTCTGCAGCTACTTCTACTTTGGAAATATTGAACGACCTCTCTATTCCATTGACAGTGATTACATGTTCCCCTTTTAGCATTGATTTGATTTTCTCTTTTTCTTCTATAGAATGATTGGATATTGGCTGACCTACTACAATTTCAAAATTTGAATCGGATACCTTATAAGTTTCGCAATATCTGTGAATCCCAATTAACACTCTAAGTTTAGTATCTCTGTGCATTTTAGACATCCCCATTAAACTTCCACCGAATTCAGACTCATACTCTGCTAATGATCCAGCAAACCCTTTCTCCCCTTCGTATTCAAAAACCATATCATCATAACCGTGTTGTTGTTGAAGTTTGATTTCTCTTGCCTCCCCTATTGCTGAATTGAAATGAAGTAATCCTTTATCTCCGCAAATTTTCACAGCATAGTTTCCAGCATCAATTCCGATTTTCATGTTGTTCCCTCCTGTGTTACCATTGTCATTCAATCGTATGACATTTTCGATAAAGACAAGGTAAAATGATGTTTTTGTATGACTACTGTATTATTTATGTCATACCGAGTGAAAGTTTGCGTGTCCAGTTTAAAAATAAAAAGATATTTTATTATTTTTGCAGAAAAGGTATTGATTAAATATAAATAATTTAATATAATAAGTATGTACCAACTAATAGTAATGTTTCAGTTTTATATATAACCCATCTAAGACAGGAGGTGAAAGAATGGAAACACTCAAATTTAATTCGGAAGAGGTGATCTCTTTTTTAGAAACAATCGTTTCTGATGAGACAGCCAATGAAGAACAAGAAGAATTACTACAAGATTATATGTGGTCAGGAAAGTTAAAAAGAAATAATTATACATATAAGTTTACAATTTCTCAAATGAGGAAGTTGTGGAATGAAAGATACTAAGAATTGGAGGAATTACTTATTGGTGAAAGGCTTAGACAAGCAAGTTTACATATATTCAGTAGATACCAGTAGCTTCTATACTGACGAAGAAAATAAAATACATAGTAAGCTATTGAAGTTGTATAGGATTAAGAAATCACTTAAAGATAAGTTAAAGAAAATAACTGAACAAACAGACAGAAAGCAAAAACTTACGGTTGCTAAAAAACAAGCGACAGAAAAGATAAATAGACATAAAGCAGAATTAATTACCAAACTGAATAACCACTCAGGAGTCAGAACACTTAGGGAAGATTCACTAAAGGATAATCAGATTATTGGAATGTTCGATTCTGCTTTAACTAGAACAATAGGAATGAAACCAGATACAGTATCCCATAGTTTGTTTGTTGTAAGAGTTTACTATTATCAGATACTTAAAGAGTTGATTGATGAAGGTTTCTATTTTAAAGGTGAAAAGTATATATATTTCTCATCATCTGCTGGTCAGATACGAACAAAAAAGGGGGTTTGGGCGAAAGAGTCGCTTTGGAAGGAGCATGAAGGTGCTTTAACTTGTGGACTATCAATTGATGAGATTAACGCTAAAGGGGGAAGTAACGCTAATAAACTGTTAGCATACAAAGCACTTACTGCCTCAGCATCTTCTGAATGGCATGACTTTGATATAGATAAGACTATAGTTGTTCCTGATCTTGAAACAAATGTAACTGCGATGTTTGATTATATAAACAGGGATACATATGAAATCACTCCACAGGAAATGAGTGTGCCAATTGAACATACTGATGGAGCAGGAATGATTTTACCGAAGAAGTCTAAGAAGTCATTTATGACAAGATTGCCATTTGTAAAAGGATTACTTGTTCCCTTTGCATTTGATGAATTTGCAAAGCAACATGGAAACACAAAGGTTACAGACATCTATGGTAAAGAGTGGGATATTATTGAAAATGACATACATATTATCTTCACTGCATCACAACTAAAAATGAAGAAGTTTTTTGATGATTGGCAGGATTATAAGACTCGCTTCAAAGAAAACAACTGTCAGGCTGTGAAATTGAATGAAGAAGATATTGGTGAAAACGCAAGTCTCAATTACCAAATGCTTCAAACATTGACTGATATGACAGATGATGAATTGAAGGAATTAGCATCTGATACTGTTGAGGATATTCTTAAATTAGGCTCTGATAAAGAAACAATGCTTAGAGTTTTGGGAGCAACTAAAACTAACAAAAAGAAAAACCATTATCAAGAAGCATTATTGCTCTATCCAGAATTGCTAAATGATCACCATTCTAAGAAGATAATTAAGGATAAAAAGCGATCTTTGATTAGGGATGCAGTAGCTGCGAAGTTAAAAGTGAATGGAAAGTATACATATTTAATTCCTGATTTATTCGCCTTTTGCGAACGTCTTTTTCTCAAAGAAGAGAATCCGAATGGGTTGCTTGGAGACGGTGAGGTATATTGTAAAATTTTCAACGAAGGTAAAGTAGATATTCTACGTTCCCCTCACCTTTACAAAGAACATTCAATTAGAGAAAACAAATTTAGCAAAGAAAGAGAAAAGTGGTTTATTACCAGTGGGATATACACAAGTATATTTGATCCAATCTCCAGAATTTTACAATTTGACAACGATGGTGACAAAGGTCTGGTTGTCCAGAATGATTTGTTCATTGAAGTTGCAGAAAGAAATATGCAAGGAGTACTTCCCCTCTTTTATGAGATGAGTTCAGCAAGTGCTGGACAAATAACAAGTGAGAAAATTTATGAAAGTTTGCTTCTTGCGTTCAAAGCTAATATTGGAGAATACTCGAATAACATAACTAAGGAATTTAACTCTGCTGATATTGATTTGAGAATTGTAAAGTGGCTTACTGCGGAAAACAACTATGTGATTGACTACGCTAAATCACTATACATGCCAACAAGACCTGAATGGGTTGATGAACTTATAAAGAAAACCATTAAGAGTAAAGTTCCGTACTTTTTCATTGAAGCAAAAGATAAGGAAAAGCATCAAGTCGAGCCTTTGAATGGTAGTACAGTGAACAGGTTGAGAAAGTTTATTCCTAACAAGAGGATTAACTTTGAAGCGATTGCTGGAACACTTGATTATAAAATGTTGATGAGTGGTGATTTCTGCAGGGTTGATAATGAGATAATCCAGAAGTACGAAGAGTTAGACAGAAAGAAGAAATGGATTATTAAGAACAACGAAAATCATAAGACTAATAAGAAAATTTTCGTCTATAAGTACATAAGGGATGAATTGTTAAAGATTAATAGTGACCCAGTGAGAATTACAGATGTATTGATCGAACATTTATACGGACGGAAAAAGAGTAGTTTCAAAGACACTCTTTGGTGGACTTTTGGTGATGTGATTGTTGAAAATATAAGAAACAATTTGAAAGGCACAAAACAATGTGAATCTTGTGGGGAGAGAGTTGAAATAACTTGGAAGAATAATAGATTTTGTAAGCCATGTTACGACAACAAAAGAAAAGAGCAAAACAGGATAAAAGCACTGAAGTATTACCATAAAAATAAATAAATAACTTTACCAGTTTTAATGGTGATAAACGTTGATAAATGAGTGCTCGATTCACGTTAATAATAAATAACCTAATAAAAACGTTGTTATATCAAGGTTTATCGCTATTTCCCTTAATACTCTACAAAGGAAGAAAAAGCTAAAGTACAAGTAAAAGAGCGACTATCTCCCCCCCACATCTTATTTTTAAAATTTAAATAATCAATTGTTCTACATGAAACATTTAAATCTTGAAAGGTAGCACCCCCTCTTCACTGCCTTTCCAAAATAAATCAAAGGGGCAAATAAATGACTAAACTTTTTGTACCAGATACTAATGTGCTTTTGGATTCAATCGAAAGTCTGCAGGATTACAAGTTAGTCCTTCTTAGTCATACTTTAAGGGAATTAGATAAACACAAGTCATCACATAATGATGAATTAGCATTTAGAGCAAGGAAAGCAGTAAGATACATAAAAGACAATAGAGATAAATTTGTTTTTGACGCAAAAGATTACAATGGATTTGAATTAGGTAAAGATTATGACGATGTTTACCAAGACAACAACATTCTTGCTGCGTGTGTACATAACCAATATGGACTAATTTCAAACGATATTCTCCTTACATTTAAGGCAGAAGGCTTTGGACTTGAAGTACTTAGTTTAGACAATGAGAAATTTAATGATAACTCAAAATATACAGGAATCAAAGATTTATACATAGGTGAAGATGTTGAAAGTCAGGCAATGCTTGCTAAAATATATCAAAATTCAAACGCTAATCACTTTGACATGGTTGAGAATGAATATTTGGTTGTTTGGGATAAGACTAAGCCGACATATCACCGTACATCAGGAGAAATTAACGGATATGAAGCACTTGACACATTTAGATTCGATGGTGAGAAGTTAGTTAAACTTAAATTCAAACCAACTGAAGATTTATTTATGGGTAAGACAAAGCCAATCAACGTAAAACAACAACTTGCGTTTGATATGCTTCAGAATAAAAATATCGGTGTCAATTTAGTTCTTGGCGGAGCAGGTAGTGGTAAAGATCACTTGATGGCTGCACATATGATGCAAGCACTTCAAAGAGAAGAAATTGATAAAATTGTTTTTATTCGTAATATCCAAAAATTAAAAGATGCTGGAGAAGTTGGATTTTTAAAAGGTGATTTATTCTCTAAAATGCTAACATGGTCACTTCCACTCGCTGATCAACTTGGTGGGATAGAAGCTTTGGAGATGTTAGTTGAAAAAGGGAAAATCGAAATTCAACATTTTGAAAGTATCCGTGGTAGAAGTTTTAATCGGTGTGGTGTATACGTAACTGAGATACAGTCCATGAGTGATTATCATGCTAGAGTTTTATTGAGTCGGATTGGAGAGAAATCTTTCATCTATATGAATGGTGACATTAAGCAATCTGATAGCGACTATAACAAACACAATTCAGCAATTAACACACTTAAAAAGTTAAAGGGAAATAAGTTGTTCGGAGTTGTGACTTTAGACAAAACAGAAAGATCGGATATTAGTAGTTTATCAGAATTAATTTAATACTTCACCTGTCTAGTCACGGGTAATTCACCTCCATTCCTATGAGTGGGGGTTATTTTATTTTGAGGATAAACAAGGAGGAATTTAAGGATGGCAAGTAAGAAGGTACATGCGGTTAATTTAAAAGGTGAACTGGATTTAGGTGTAATGGAGATTACTGAAAAAGCGAAAGAAGCCGAATATACATATGACTTTTTAGCAATCCTGCGTGAATTTGATGGTAAACAAGTCTCTATTATGATTAAAGAAGAGAACGAGTTACCAATCAAGGAAGAAGAATAGGAGGATACTAAATGACAAATAATCCTATTCTAAGAGAAAATGACGAGTCGTTTCTGGATTATCAAATAAGGTTATACACTAATAAGGATTTATATGAGATTGATACATATGAGATTGCAGAATTGCTTAATAAAGAATATGGGAATACCTATTCAGAAAGTAAGTGGAGAAAAGATTACGCTGCATATGTTAAATGGAATGAATACATAATTGGTAAAAGTTTAGATAAAGAAATTCTCGATAAATATGAAACGGTTAAGATTGAGTCCGAAAAAGAAAAGGTTCGTAATCGTGATCAAAAAAGAGAATACAAAAAACTTATTCAGAATCAAGCACGTTTTGAAGCTATCCGTGATGATATTTATGAAGCTGTATTGAGACTGGAAACTAAAAAACCCCTAACTCCATCCCCTTCTGAGTATGTTGCTGGACACAAGGAAGGTTTATCCTTGTGGAGTGATTGGCATTTTGGAATGGTCATAGATAATTATTCTAATAAATTCAATAAGGGTATTTTTAATGATCGTGTTTCTCAATTGCTATCTAAAACAATTTCATACGGTAAGCAACATGGAATTTCTACTCTTCACGTTGCTAACCTTGGTGATTTAATTGGTGGACTAATTCACGTTTCAACAAGAGTACAAGCGAATGAAGATGTTGTAGAACAAACTAAATACGTTTCAGAAACTCTTGCTGAGGTTTTAAGTAAACTTGCTAATGAATTTGAAAATATCATTTATTATAATGTCGCAGGTAATCATGGTCGTACTTCTCCTTCTAAGAACGATGTTGGAATTAAAGAAAACTTTGAGTATTTGATTCCTTGGTATCTCGAAGCAAGGTTAAGAAACTTTAACAATATTAAAATTGTTAATGAACAAGATGGATTTATTATCAGTAAGATTATAAATGAAGATGTAGTTTTCACTCATGGACACTATGACAGACCTGATTCATCGGTTACTAAAATACCACAATTGACAGGAATTATTCCTTCCTTCATCTTTTCAGGACATATTCATCACCATTACGAAAAAGAGTATGGTAAAACAACCGTAGTAGTCAATGGCTCTTTAGTCGGAAATGATGATTATGCAATGCAAGGTAGGTTTGGCTCAAAACCTAGTCAAAAGTTCCTTGTTTACAATGAGGATGGATTAGAGTGTACATACGTAATTAAATTAAAATAATTATACATAAATAGGTATGAGAGTCAGTCTCTCCGCTATCTCCTGAATATTTATCAATATTACTAAGGAGGTTTTACAATGGATTTATTCGCTGAAGAAATGAAAGGTCTAGCACTGCTTGAGAAAATTTATTTAGATAATATCAAAGAAAGAAGAATTATCCTAAATGAAGAAATTGATGCTCAGGTATATGATATAGCAGCAATGCAAATAAAGAAATTTAATAAAGAGGACGAAGGCAAGCCTGTGGATGAAAGGCAACCAATTGAATTACATATTAACTCTGTCGGTGGATCAGTTTATGATGGGTTCGGTTTAATTTCTGTAATCCTTTCTAGTAAAACTCCTGTTCATGGTTATTGTGATGGATATGTAATGTCAATGGGATTTGCTATTTACGCAGCATGTCATAAAAGATTCGCTGGGCAATTTTCTAACTTTATGTATCACGAAATAAGCACTATGAGTTTCGGTAAGAATACTGAGATTGAAGAAGTAACCAAGGAAAACCGTAGATTGCAGAAGATGTATGACCAATTAATTACTGACCGTACTAATTTGAAGCAAAATAAATTAAATTCAATCAAAAAGAATAAAAAAGATTGGTTCTTTGGTGCAGAAGAAGCACTTGAGAACGGACTAGCACACGAAATTATTTAATTTAAAATACTGATTTTATTGCAAGAACCCCTTACACAGCGTTCACTTGTTTCCTTCTCAGGGATGAGTGAGCGTTGAATAAGAGGTTTTTATTATTACGGATTAAAAGGTGGTGAGTACTGTGGTACGTGGAAAGAAAGAAGAAAAAAATAAATTAATTTGTACTTCCTGTGGTAGCGAAAAGGATATTAATCGTGATTATTATTCATCCAACTCTCCTTTTCATAAGCACACAGGAAAACTACACGTCTGTAAACAATGTTTTTGGGAGTTTGTTGGTGATGATGTGAATAAGTTAAAGAACGCTTTAAGGATGATTGATAAACCTTTCCTTGCCGAACTCTTAAAAAGTTCTCAGGAAGAAGCTGTAGGCACTAACAAAAACATAATTAAAACGTACATGAAAAATGTTGGAATGCCTCAATACAAAACATTCACTTGGGAAGAAAGCGATTATGAAAATCATAAAAAAACAAAATCAACAAGACAAGTAATTGAAGAAGATTTAGATGAGGAAATAGCACAACTCAACAATGATGAACTTAGATATTTGAAAACGTTTTGGGGTAGAGGTTATGAAACTGAAGATTTGATTTGGTTGCAGACTGAATACGAAGATTGGACAAATCGCTACGAGTGTGACTCAAAAGGCATGGAAACTCTTATTCAAGAAATTTGCAAGCAACAGTTAGATATTAATATTAGAAGGTCTAACGGTGAGAAAGTAGATCAACAATTGAAGACTCTTCAAGACTTACTTGGTTCTAGTAATCTTAAACCTGTTCAAGAGACTGGTGCTAATGCGGTTGAACAAGAAACTTTCGGTACGCTTATAAAGAAATTTGAAAAAGAAAAGCCGATTCCAGAACCAGACCCTCTTTGGAGAGATGTAGATGGAATAGGTAAATACATCAGAACATTCTTCTTCGGTCATATGGCAAAGGCTCTAGGTGTAGAGAATAAGTTCCAGAGTGAGTACGAGGAAGAATTCGCAAAGCACACTGTAAATCAAGAAGATATAGATTTCGGTGATGAAAATGAGTAGCCACGCAAATCATCAAGTTGATAGAAATAAGGCATCAAAAGGATTAAATATATTCAACAAAGGAAAAGTTTTTAGGAAAACACAATCCAAATCAGATAGATTAATTGAGGGTGTTGGGGTATGGACTTCATTTTACAGAGCCAATCCACACCGTTTTGTTAAAGAGTATCTAGGCATAAACCTTAAAATTTTCCAGATAATCCTTTTGTTCGCTATGAACTTTAATCATTATTTCATGTACCTAGCAAGTCGTGGACAAGGTAAATCTTTCTTATCGGCAATCTATTGTTTAGTTCGTGCAATACTTTATCCCGAAACTAAGATAATAGTTGCATCTGGAACTAAAGGGCAAGCAAGAGAGATAGTCGAAAAGATAGACGATATGAGGAAATCGAGTCCTAACCTTGCTAGAGAAATATCGGATTTAAAGACAGGATCGAATGATCCGAAGGTTGAGTTCCATAACGGTAGTTGGATTAAAATTGTCGCTTCCAATGACAACGCTCGCTCGAAGAGGGCAAACTTGATACTCGTTGATGAATTTCGGATGGTAGACTTCTCTGTAATTACTAAAGTATTAAGAAAGTTTTTGGCTGCCCCTAGAAGTCCTAAGTACTTGGAGAAGCCTGAATATGCACATCTTAAAGAACGTAACAAAGAAATATATTTATCTTCATGTTGGTTAAAAAGTCATTGGTCATACGAAAGAATGATAACGTACTTCAAATCAATGATGGAAGGTAAGCAATATTTCGTTTGTCATCTTCCTTATCAGTTAGCAGTTAAAGAAGGATTACTGATGAAAGAACAGGTTATTGATGAAATGTCAGAATCGGATTTTGACCCTATCGCTTGGTTAATGGAAATGGAAGCATTGTGGTTTGGTGAGTCCGAAAAAGCATTCTTCAAGTTTGATGACCTTCAAAAGAATAGAAAACTAGGGAAAGCATATTATCCAAAAGAAGTAACAGACTTAGTGAATGATAAGTCTATCTTGCTTCCAAAGAAGGAAAAGGGAGAAATCAGACTAGTTTCTGCCGATATTGCAACCATGAGTGGTAATCAGAATGATGCTTCTGCATTCTTTGTGGCAAGGATGATACCAATTAACAAAGGGTATGAACGACAAGTTATCTATTCTGAATCTGTTGAAGGTGGACATACTGGAGTCCAAGCGTTGCGTATTAGACAATTATTCTATGATTTTGACTGCGATTATATTGTTCTTGATACTCAAAATGCAGGCATAGGTGTGTATGACCAACTAACTGAAACTCAGTTTGACAGTGAAAGAGGGGCAGAATATGAACCTATATCTTGTGTGAACGATGAAAGATTGGCTGAAAGATGTGTCTACTCTAATGCTCCTAAAGTTGTTTACAGTATTCGTGCTACTCCACAAATGAACAGTGAAATAGCCGTCTCTTTCAAGGATTCTTTAAAAAGAAACAAAGTAAAACTATTAATTTCTGAAAATGAATCAGAAGAAATACTTAAAAAGATTAAAGGTTTTGATAAATTACCTGAAGATGTAAAGTTAAAATTTAGATTACCTTACATGCAGACTACTTTTTTAGTAAATGAAATGATGAATCTCGAAGGAGAAATCACTGATTCAGGACTAGTTAAATTAAGAGAGCAAGGGTCAGGAAGAAAAGATAGATACTCTTCCCTCTCATATCTTAATTACATAGCATCTGAACTTGAACGAAAGTTAAAGAAAAAAGTTGATCCTGTTGATATTAACAAACTATTTATGTTTAAAAAACCTAAAATGTAAATAATCAAATACACTTACAAGGAGGTGTATCATGACAGAAGAACAATCTAAACCAAAGTTAGACTATGCCCAATTGAGTCGAATGTTGATTAATGATTTAAACAATATACAAACAACAAAGAATTCTCTTTCTAAATTCACATCTGAGCAAGTTGCACGTTATCTACAACAACCAGTCAAACATGAAAAAGAATTGAGAGAGTTAAGTAGATATTTATACACTGCTAGCCCTAACTACAAACGTTTAATTCTATACTTCTCATCCCTTCTTACTTATGACTACATAGTAGAACCGTATGATGTGAACTACGAGAAGTTAGATAAGGTAAAGTTTAAAAAGCAATATCTAAAGAGTCTGTCTTTATTGGAATCTATGAATATTCCACATGAAATGACGAAGGCTTTAAGAATTGCTTTTAAAGAAGATGTTTTTTACGGATATGAACATCAATCAAGGGATTCGTATTTTATTCAAAAGTTAAATCCTGATTATTGTCAAATCTCATCTATTGAAGATGGAGTTTATAACTTTGCTTTTGACTTTACGTTTTTCGATAAGGTAGAAAACAAAGGTAAACTCGCATCCTATCCTTCTGAATTCATTGAGAAGTATCAACAGTATAAAAACACTAAAGAAAAATGGATCGAACTGGATTCTAAGAATACGATTTGCATTAAAGTAAACGAGGAAATTGAATATCCTATCCCTCCTTTTAATATTGTATTCGAGTCTATTTTTGACCTTGATGAGTATAAGCGACTCAAAAAAGCAAAAATCAAAATGGACAACTACATGATTCTGACTCAGAAGATTCCTATTGATGAAAATAGTGGTGATCCTAATAAGTTCTTAATTGATTTGGAAACTGCCATGATGTTCCACAATAAGGCTTCGGATGCTTTACCTGATTCTGTTGGATTAGTTACTTCTCCAATGGAAATTGAAGGTATTAAATTGGAACGCTATCAAAAGGAAAAGGATAGTGTTGCTGAAGCTGAACGAGATTTTTATAACTCTTCAGGTGTAAGTCAATTACTATTTAACTCTGATAAAGTATCAAGCACTGGCTCGAATAAATCAGCACAAACAGACGAGCAAATCCTTTTTGCAGTATTGAGACAGATTGAGCGTTGGGTGAATAGGAAACTTAAGAATTTTGCTGGTCAGTATAAGTTTAAAGTTAACTTTTTAAATACTACTGAGTTTAACAAAAAAGATGTTTCTGATACATACTTGAAGGCTGCTCAATATGGTATGCCTGTGAAGATGATGCTTGGTGCTTCATTGGGACTCTCCCCTTCTTCAATGGCTAATATGACATTCTTGGAGAATGATGTTCTTAATCTTCATGAAGAATTAATTCCTCTTTCTTCTGCACATGTTCAATCTGGTAAAGATGGTGCAGGCGCGCCTAAGAAATCAGAAAATGAATTAAGTGATAGTGGGTCAAAGACTAGGGAAAACGATGGGAATATTCGAGAGTAAAGTCATTATTTAACTGAAAGGAGGTGAAATGGTTGGATAAGAAAGTTGACAAGTTTGTACCTGTCCTTTTTCAAAAATTAAATACATTTGAAAATGAAATTGAAGATACACGTTTTCTTAAAGTGAAAATATGGCTAATGCATACTGGTGAAAACTTAAATGGTAGTTACTTTGATAAAGAAATAGTCCAAGAAGCTATCCCTACTCTGGCAAATACACCTATTCTTGCGTATATAGAGGATAATTCTGAGGATGAAAAGGACTTTTCAGACCATAGAATGGTTTTAGTTAAAGAAGATGACCAGTTTAAAATTAAATACGTTGGTCAAGCAATAGGAGTTATACCTGAAGAAAATAATGCTCAGTTTGAAACTAGAGTTAGTGATGATGGCATTGAGCGAGAATACTTAACGGTTGATGGTTTAGTTTGGACTAAATTTGATGATCCAGTTGATATATTTTCTCGTGATGAAATCAAATCGCAATCAATGGAATTGCACGATAATTATGAGGGCGAATGGAAGGACGATAATTTATTCCATTTCACAAAATTCTCCTTCTTTGGTGCTTGTGCATTAGGTAAGAATGTTTTACCTGCCATGAGGTCGGCTACTATTGAGGCTCAGTTTTCATATGACAAAATGTTTGAAGAAATCCAAAACAAAATAGAACAATTCAAACACATTGTCAATCAGACTGGTGAAGGAGGTAAGGAAAAAGTGGATGAAAAATTAGAATTGCTTAAAAAGTTTTCTCTTACTATAGAAGACTTGGAAGCAAAAGAAATTAATATTGAGGATTACTCGTTAGAAGAATTAGAAATTAAACTTGAAGAAGTAACTTCTAATGAAAATAAAGACTTTGCTCTAGTTGCTTCTCAATTAAAAGATGAACTCAGAGCAGAACTTTACAAAGATTACACTGAGGATGAGTGGGGTTATAAATCTCGTTCTTATTGGTATGTTGATCATACTGATGAGTTGGTGATTGCTGAAGACACTAAGGACTCTTATCGTCTGATTGCTCTGCCGTATTCTGTTAGTAATGATACTATCACACTTGACTTCGATTCTAAAAAGCGTGTGAAACTTGCTTACGAGATTATTGAAGGCGAGTCTGATGTACAATTCAATGTTACTTCTAAGGATAAGGTTGAGTATGAGTTAAATGTTAAAGAAAAGGAATTAGAACAAAACTTCACTTCTGACAAGGAAACAGCAGTTAGTGAAATTCAATCTAATTTAAACACTTTAACAGAAACATTTACAAAACTTGAAGAAGAAGTAAAAGGTCTTCGTCAATTCAAAGAAGAAAAGATTTCTGCTGAGCGTACTCAACAGGAAACAGAATTATTTACTAGATTTGAGTCTGAATTAGCAGAAGAAGAAATTGCAGCGATTAAAGAAGTTGCTTCTGAGTTTACTTTAGAACAAATTGAAGAAAAACTTTTCACCCTTGTTGGTAAGAAGAAGTTCAATTTTAGTGTCAAGAAGAAAGACAGCGAAGTAAATAAAGTCCCTGTTGAGTTTACTCGTGAAGAGAAGAAAGATAGTCCATATGGTGAGTTGTTTGACAAGTACGGTAATAAATAATCGTACTTTAAATAATTTAATACAATAATATTTTAGGAGGAATAATAAATGTCTCTAGTAAGATTAGATAAAATTGCAGCAGCGTATAATGGAAATTTGGAGTCTGTGAAACACAGTGCGGACATGGGTAATGGTTCAGTAGTAATGTTGGGTGGTTTGGTTGCAGGTGAGCGTGAACTACGTCAAGTTGTTGTTCCGACTGCTGCTTTGGCGGCTAATGATGAAATTCTTTTAGTTGCTTCTCCAGAAGTAAACTATAGCCCACTTGAGAAAGACGAAGATTTTGTGAACAAAGCAAACAAAGCTGCTCGTGCTTACCATTTATCAGTTGGTGATATTTTCACTGTAACTGACGACATGCTTTCTGGTTCTTCTGTAGTTGGTCAATTTGTTGGTGCAATTGATGGATTGAAACTTGGTGCTTCTGCTACTGCCCCTACTACTCGTTTTGCTGGTAAAGTTCTTGAGAAAACAACTCTTGGCTATGATGCCGCACCTGCAACAGTTATCCAAGTACTAAAAGCTTAATATAAATAACTAAACAATATTGAATGGAGGATTATTATAATGTCTGAATTAAAGAAATTATCTCTTGACCTGTATAAAGGTGATGTAACAAATTACTCTACTAAAGAATCAAATGAAGTACTTCGTAAGGCTCTTGTTGAACTTGCTGGTGGTAACGAAACTATTACATACAAGCAATTCCGTAAAGCAAAGGTTGAATTCTTTGAAATTATCGAAGAAATTCTTACTCCACTTGTAATTGAAGGTATCGAGGATCAGTTCGCTAGTTTTGCTGAAGTTCGTAACTTGGCTTGGGGAGATACTAATGTATTCCATGTTCCAAATACTGAATTATTCCAAGTAGCAACTGTTGCTGATGGTAATGGAAACGTCCGTAGACAGCGTATTCACAATGGTCAATTCACGGTTGACGTACAAACTAAGGCAATCAAAATTTACGAAGAACTTTACCGTTTCCTCGCTGGTCGTATTGACTGGGTAGGTCTTGTAAATAAGGTTGCTAAATCTTATGTTCAAGAAGTCGCTAACGATGTTTATACAACTCTTTACAACAGTTTTGATCAACTTAAAGCTACTTACAAAGCATCTGCTGCTTTCGATGAAGATACTCTTCTTGAAATGGCTCAACATGTAGAAGCTGCTACTGGTGCTGAGGTTATGATTCTTGGTACTAAGAAAGCACTTGCTAAAGTTGCTCCTGCAGTTGTAGGTGACGCTTCTCGTGATGACCGTAATCGTATTGGATACTATGGTGTGTTCAATGGTATTTCTCTACAAGAGATCAAGCAAGCACACAAACCGGGAACTGATGCTTTTGCTATCAATGATGATTTCCTTTTGGTTGTTCCTACTCTTGATGACAAAATGGTTAAGATTGTTAACGAAGGTGACGCTCTAATTGAAGAAGGTCAAGCAACTGCTGACAAGACTAAAGAATATGAGTTCATCATGAAGTCTGGTATTGCATGTGTCCCTTCTGCTCGCTACGGTATCTTCAGATTGGCTTAAATTTTAAATATCTAAATATATGGAGGGTGTTAATTCACCCTCTTATTTTTATGGAATAAAAGGAGGAAATGGATAATGGCAAAAAAGAAAGCAGAAAAAGCAAAAGATGTAATTAAAGAATTAGTTGAGGAAGTCATCGTAGAAGAAGCAAAACCTAAGTCGGAAACTAAGAAACGTAAGACTGTTGATAAGAGTATGGTTGTAGAAATTATGAACAATACTTCTGGTCAAGTTCATTACGCTTCTAAAAAGTCTGGTGCTGAATGGCATTTCCTTGAATATGGAGCAATTGATGAGATTGAAGTTGGGGAATTAGTCACAATGAAGAATGCTCATCCTCGATATTTAAAAGAGCCTTGGTTGCTTATTCTTGACGAAGATGTAGTTGAATTCTTAGGATTGGCTAACATTTATGAAAACGTTCTAACTCCTAGTGAATTAGAAGCATTTTTTAAGTTGTCTCCTGTCAAAGTTGAAGAAATTCTTTCTAAAATGCCAGCAGGTATGAAGGAAGCAGTATTGGATCGTGCAAGAGCAAAATATGAAGACCGTACTCTTGAAAACGTAAATGTCATTCGTGCTATTGAGGATACGTTAAACGTTGAGATTATGATTCGATAGGAGGTAGTTAAAAATGGCTACCCCATATTCAAACATCTATTCAAGATTCCTTAACAAGATTACTGATTACAGTTTTTTAAATCAGAGTACAGGTGAAATGGAAGAGGGATTCAAGTCTTTTATGGATAGTGCAATTGTTCATTTTAGAAGGTGTAAAAAGGATTTGTTTGATACTGACGATACTCTCGAGCAGTTCAATGAAGACTTAACACCCGAAGAGCAAGAAGTGATTGCAACGTTAATGATTGTTGAATATCTATCCCCTAAGTTGATTACTGCTGATTTACTGAAGCAAACGGTTAATTCTAAGGACTTTAAGTTATACTCCCAAGCCAATCATATTAAAGAAATCAGAGAGCTTCGTAACATGATTAAAAAGGATGCTTCTCAGATGATGATGGAGTATTCTTATCAACACAATAATATGGATTACTTTAAATGAGTAACATGTTTGAAATGGATGATAGTTTAGTTGATCAGTATCTTGAACGATTAAAATCAAGGGTGTTTAAAATCTTACCTCTTATTGAAGAGAAAAATGAAGGAATTTATTCCTATGTTGACTCCTTGATATTTGAACTGTATGGCTTGCAGTATGTGGTAAAGGGTATGCCTAATTCATCTAACTACATTACCATTCTTTCAACTTTGGAATCAATCAGTGATGAGTTGATTATGAAGGAAAAAGATTTCAAGTTTCTTAGAAGCGAAATTTTGCGTTTAGTTGGCATTGTCAATAAGTTACAGAAAGGAGAATGAGAATGAGTTACTTTGATACTTATAAAAGTCGTTTATTATCACAGGGTAATTCCTCTGCTGAATCAATTATAAACTCGACAAAGCAAGTAATTAATAATTCATTTGATACCTCCCTATCTGCTAAATCAGTTTTAATTGACGGTGTTTCAACGACAACAATTGTAAATCAAGGAGATACTTCTGAGGAAAAATCAATGCTACTTAAACCTGACTCAGTAATTGACAATGGGACAGTTGTGATAATTGACTCGCTTAATTATTTAGTCGTGGATTTTGAAGTAAATGAAGTTTATCCAACTGCACAGTTGAAATTATGCAACTCAACCTTCCCTATCCAATCTGATAAAACAAAGGTTTTAATTGGAAATGATCCAATCACAGGTAGACCTATTTATGAAGAGGTCGAAGGTGCTATTGTCTATGAGCCTTGTATTGTTGAGACTAAATATCCAGCTAACAACGCTTCTGAACAACTCCCTCTCCCTAATGGAGATTTAAGTGTCACAATAAAATATCGTGCTGATGAAAGTTTAAAAGTAAATTATGAGTTTGCTATGTACGGCAATCAGTATAAAGTTTCAGACTTTGATTTGACCAAGGTTATTAATGACAAAGGTATCATGAGAATTATTGCTGAAAGGGCGGTGTAAATTATGAAACTTAAAGACTTTTCGTTGCAAATTGAGAAAGTTTTAATTGATGAAGAGTTAATGAGATTACTTGTTTACCCTGCCAAACACAGACTTGATGATCCTCTTTCCGTTGATAAGCCAAATATTCTTGAAATGGGAGAAGACGAATTGTGGAATCTGATTGATTTACATTTAGTTTCTGCAATTAAGTTGGATGATTTAGAAAGTAATAAAATTTGTCGAGTATTCTATTTCGCAGGAGATGGAAGACAAACTAATTCAAGTTATTTATTTTCTAATCAGGAATACAACTTTGATGTGCTTGTTCCATATGAATATCAAATTAAAGATAAGAGACTGGAAATGATTTGTGATAGGTTAAATGAGTTGATTTTTGATAAGCGTATTGGTGGAGTTGGTAAGACACTTTTCAAGCGTAGACATCCAATTAATTCACCTAATGGGTATCTAGGATTCAGGTTAGTCTATGAATTTTGCAAAGAGAATTATTAAGGGTGTGATTGTATGACGGATAATGACATACAATTAAAACTCTTGGCGAATGTGCCAATTGACATAGATGGCATTGGTAATTTTCAGCTTCCTACTATTAGAGAGGTTATTTACTTAGGAGAGGAACAGTACAATTATTTTATGTCTGCATTGTTGTTTTCTAAGGATAGTTTATCTAATACGGATGATGAGATTATTAGTAAGATGAGTGATTACGATTTGTTTAGCAGTTTAATTGCACATGAAGATTCATTCCAGCATTCAGCATTGAGTGCTTTTTCTATTTTTATGGATCAAAAACCTGACTTATTTGAAAATGGAACAGTCTATTTTGGTGAACTAAGAGAGGATGCTTTCTTGGATGAAGATAAATGGAAACTGATTCAGAAGTTGATTAGGTTGGGGAATTTTATTCCTGAAAAGAAGAAAGAGGAAGAGTATAAAGCTGGTAATAACAAGGCTAAAGAGTTGATTGAAAAAATCATGAAGAAGAAAGCTACACAGCCTAAAAAAGAAGAAGCTATTAACTTGCATAGTATGATTTCAGCAGTAGGCTGGAGAATGCATGATGTAGACAGAATCTTAGATAAGACTATTTATCAATTGCATGATGCTTATTATAGGTTAATGAAAATTGATGACTATAAGTTTATCAATACAGGAATCTATTCTGGTAGCGTGGATGGTTCAAAAATAAAGTTACCTGATTACTTTTGGGCTAACGTTATTAAAAATAAATAAACAAATTTGAAAGGATGATTTATAAATGGCAACACCTAATCGTTTTAGTATTCGTGATGCAGGTCAAGCAACATTCTACAACCTGCAATCAGGTAAGGCAATCGTAACATTGGATTCATTAAAAACGAGTGGAATTGAGTCAAGTGCAGAAACCACATATGCTAGAGGTGGGTTTGGTAATTCAAAGTTGGTTGGTTTTTCACATAATAAGGAAGCGAAGCTAAATTTGTCCGATGCCCTTTTTGATAAAAATAGTTTGGCAATGTTAACTGGTAATGCACTCCAAGAGGCAGCGAAAGTAATCGACTTCAAAGAAGTTAAATCTGTAACTTCAAATAAAATTACTTTGTCTAAAACTCCTACTGGTGCTATTACAACTGTTTACAAAGTAAGTGCTGATAACACTAATGGTCAAGAGTTGACTCTAGGAACTCCAGCTACAAATCCAGATGAATTCAGCATCAATGGAAAAGAAATTACTTTCCACACAACTGTTGCGAACGGAACACTTATCCGTGTGTACTATAAAGTTACTACTGCTGCTGACGCAAAGACTGTTCGTGTGTCTTCGGATGCTTTTGGTGGTACGTTTAAGGTAGTAGTTGATGTTTTGGTTCGTGACGCTAAAGATGGACTTGATTATGCTGCTCAAATCATCGTGCCTCGTGGCAAGATGGAAGACAACTTCAGCATGGAGCTAAGTGTGGACGGAGATCCAGCAAGTCTTGCTTTACCTATTGAGTGTCTTCGTGATCCAGTAACTAATTCACTATGGGAAATGGTAATCTTCAACGAAGACGATATTCTGTAATATTAAGGTGGGGTAATTATGTCTAACAAAAACACCTTTGTAAAAAAAGATGTTGAAGAAATTAAAGAGGTTGAATTAGAAATCCTTGAGAAAGAGGAAAATGCATTTATCGTCATGGTTGATGGATGGAGAATGCGTGTTTACTTTGAAAATGGATTTGAACAATCTTCAAAAGTTCTTAAAGTTCAATATACTGGTGACATGAAAAATGCTCACAGTATAAAATTTAAAATTTTGAAGTAATTCAATTGACTTAAACTAAATAATTTAATATAATAATTAATGGATAGGTTGAGACTAATTACCTAAACCGATAAGAAGGATTCCCTTAATCCTTCTTCCTCTTTTTTATCTAAGGGTACACTAAAGGGAGTGTTAAGTATGAAAGTATCGCATGGCTATTGGGCAATAGAAAAGAATAGAAAAGATAGATTATTAGACTTTATTAATGACAATTTACTAGTTGATAACTTACACACGAAAGATAAGTCTCTTTATGAGGCAGCTATAAAATATGATGGTAGTGTTAGGAAATTAGCAGAAAAAACAGGATTAAAATGGACAGAAATATCTAGTAGAATAGAAAAGAATTTCTATAGAGATTTTAACAATGTAAAAGTAAAAATTGAACAGTTCATTGAACAAAATGACAGATTTCCAACTAAGAATGAAATCATAAAAAACTTAGGTATTCAGCAAAGAAGTATCACCTTTCATGGCGGTATGGATGAGTTGAAAAGAAAAATGAATTATAACGATGAGAACGATTTGATTGATTCTAGCGGATTCAATAATCGCTCTTTGCTGGAGTTTATGGTTGCTGAATTTTTAATCGCAAATAATGTATCTTATTTACGTGAGCAAATGCCATTCCCTAAAAGCGAAGGTTACTACAGAAGTGATTTTACAATATCTACATCAAAAGGAGTCTTTCACATAGAGGTGTGGGGCTATCAAGATTCTTTTGACAGTGGTAGTGAAATAGTAACTTCGTATTCAATGAAGCGTAGAATTAAAACAAAATTATATAAAAAGTACAACTTAAATTTAATTGAAATTGAACAAAATGAACTAACTAGGAAACCACTGGATAGTATTCAAGATACATTAGTAAATAAATTTAAAATAATACTTGACCATGATATTAAAAAAGTAAACGATGAGTTGCTTATAAGTCCTTTGACTAGAAGTGATGAAGAGATTATGCAGGTTTTTATGAAATATTCGGAAGACAATAAAATCTTACCAACAGCAAATGTATTATTAAATAATAAATTAAGTGGGTATCTAAATGAAGTCAGAAAAAGGCATTCTACCTATTTAAACTTTGCAAATAAAGTTGGTAAAGAATTAACTGTAAGGAAGCACGAATGGAATAATGACGATAAGGTATATCAAGAATTTTTTAATTTGATAAAAAAAGGAATTTCACTGGAAAGAAGAAATTTTAGAAAGTTTAATCTTGGTGGTTTAGTCACTTACATTAAGAATAGTAGTAAAGCTATTCATACATTTAAGTTAGATTTTTATGATATGTACCTAAATCAAATTAGCGTTATTCCAGATAAAGAGTTGGATTATCTTAAAAATGTCTCAATTAATCGTGGTAGCAACATAATGAACAAAGTAACACCAGAACAACAAGAACAAGCAAAATTAATACTCGAAAATTACAAAGCAAAACACCTACACCCTACTACATAAAGTAAGGTGTATTTTTTTAGTTTACATTTTATCGGAAATTTTAAGGATTAAAAGGAGGATCAACATATGAAATTAAGAATTAAAAACAACCAACTAAACGAATTCGGCACATTCCTACTCACACTTGAATTAAAGGGTAAGAAATCTCGACTCCGTACACGATTCATAAAATTACTAACCGAACAATTAAAACAATTTAATGAAGAACATACTCTCCTGCTCAAAGAACATTGTCACTTAGATGAAGAAGGCAATCCGAAAAAAGTTGAACGTAACAATGAACAATATTGGGATATTAAAGACATCCCCTCTTACAAGCAAGATTACAATGAATTACTTGAAGAAGAATTCATTATTGAAGGCGAAGATAAACGAGACATGCTACTTGCAGTCAAGGATGCTGTACTCGATTGTGATAAATCATTCAGTGGAAATGAAGCAATGTTGTACGATCAATGGTGCGATATTGTAGAAGGTATTGAATAAATAAACTAAGGATTAAAAGGAGGAATATTTAAATATGGCTAAGAAGAATACAGATTTAAAATTATCCCAAATCAAAAAACAGGCTAAACAACTTCACATCCAAGAAAAGTATGAACTAGAAGACGGTTCAACTATCACTTTCTACCCAATTTTTCCAGAACTCAAAATCGAGGGAATGTTGGAAGAACTCCAACGACACACAAACACCCTCCACGAAAAAGATGTTACCCTATCTGACAAAATGAATCTCTACTTTATCAATTTAATGATGATTAAATATTTCACTCACCTTGGCGAACAAATGCCTAACCATGTATTACCAGAAGGAAAAGAAGCTGGATTATTAGATTGGTTAGAACATTTCGCTGACACGGGTTTAATGAAAACGATTATGGATGAAGTATTTATGAAGGATCAAGTCATGAAAGTTTATGATAAATTAACTGAATTCTTAGGTTCTGCTATGCTACTTGAAGAATTAGGTGAGAAAACACAGCAACACTTTAAGAATATGAAGCTAAAAAATCAAGATGTGTTTAATAAGTTAGAAGGATTTAATGTAAAAGCAGATGTGGTTCAATAATGCCTACATTCGATAATTTGAAACAACTTGAACAGTACGTTAATAAAATGGCAAAAGAAGCAATGCTAAAAGGTAATTCTGTCAAGGAAACAGTAATTGAAACAGGTAAGCGACACGTACAGACTGACGTTTATGATGTCTATCCAAATCCTAAGATTTATGAACGCACTGGTGAATTAAAGGAAAATTGGGAAGTTGAAGAAACCGTAGATGGAATCGCTGTTTTTAACGATAGACGAGATAGTGGCAAATACATTGCTGAAGTAATTGAAACAGGTAAAGGTTACGACTATACAGGGTACGGATATGACTATGAAAAACCGAGGCCATTCACAGAGAATACTAGACAGGAATTGGCTAAAGGAAATAAATTGGCTAACTCTTTGAAACAAGATATGAAACGAAATGGATTAGATGTTGAATAAGGAGGTGGAAGTCATTGGGTAACAATCGAGGAAAAGTTTACAATAATATTTTCAATGAAGAAGATTGGAAAAAGGTAAATGAAGAAAATAAACTAATGATTGAAGATTTTCTTGAAGAGTATCGACAACGTAAAATTAAGGATTCAACACTAAAGCAATATCATAATGATTTAAGAATTGTCATGCTGTATATTATGAGGAAACTTAAAAACAAACCGATAATCGAATTAAATAAAAAGGATTTCAGACGGTTTAGTTTGTATTTATCTGAAGAACTTCAAGTTAGTAATGCAAGAGCAAATCGTTTAATGTCTGCTGTTCGATCCCTACTTACATACATTGAAGATGACGATGATTATGAATATGACAATAACATTGCTAAAAAGGTTAAAGGATTACCTAAAGACCCAGTTAGAACAAATGAAGATGATTTCTTTTTAAGTTTTGATCAGGTAATGGCTTTGCGTGAAGAATTACTTAAACGTAATAGATTGCAAGATGCAGTTTTACTTATGGTCATGTTTGATTCAGCAGCTAGAAGAAATGAGGCATATCAGATTACTAAGCATGGTTTAGTTGACAGCAATCGTGCTAATGAAGTAATCGGTAAGCGTGGAAAGAAGTATAAGCCTGTTTATTTAAATGATACACAAGAGTTAATTAAACAATACTTGGATGAACGTGGAGAAGATGACATTGATTCTTTGTGGATTATGGGCAAAGGTGATATGAAAAAACCAGTTCAATACGGAGCATTATATGACCGTGTTGTGAGTATGAGTAAGGTTCTTAGTGAAATGGAAGGTAGGCAAATTGAATTCTTCCCCCATTCTCTTCGCCATTCGAGAATAGAGTGCCTCCTTCAAGGTCATGATACTAGGATTCTTGATAAAGATGGAAATCCTAAGAAATTCACTCTTGAAGAAGTTCAAGTATTTGTAAATCATTCTGACCCAAAAACAACACAATCTTATGCAAAAGATCATACGAATGAAATTGTTGATAATATGTTTGGCTTTTAAGATGATATTTAATTTGCTAATTGGAAATTTAATTTGTTAATTGGAAGCCTAATCTTTGGGCTTCGACTTATGAATTAAATAAAAAAGCCTCCACAGAGAAGGCTTAGTCTAAATCTATATCAACATAAAACTTATCTTCTGAGCGTTGGTTAACGACTCGTTTTGTATCACGTTGCATACCTCTTTTGCTGTCAGCAATGTGATTTTCTAAAATTGTAACAACGTAATTACTAACACTTCTATTTGAATTATCAGCCAACACTTTAAGGTCTTCTTTTAGCGACTTAGGGATAATTACGGTCAACCTATCATTATTTGAAGAAATACTCATGAATACCTCCATTGACAATAGTAATCTAATGTAAATTTATCATAACAGATTAACTTAATTATTTCCATACCCTTTATAAACCTTTTATAATAATTTTATTGACAAAGGGTTTATAAACCTTTTATAATGTAATTAACAACATGATATACAGGAAATTACATTTAAGGGAGAGGAAACGAGAAATGAATAGCGTTGTGGGGAAATTGATATTGGATGTAATTTTACCAGTAGAAAATGAGACTGAGGAATTGGGATTATTAGAGGCAAATTATAAACTTGATCCAGACAGATTAGTTGGCTATGAGGTCTATGCTCTTGACTGTAAAGGTGAACGAATTAAAGTAAATGTGATGGAATGGATGAATGACTTAGGTTGTTTTGTAACAGGTTGAGATATTAAGAGTTACATATAGAGAAATTTTATAATTGCTTATACAGGCAGATATGCAATGGATTAGCTACCCATGAAGAATAACAGTTACCTCTCATACTGTTTTATCTGCCTTATTTTTTAAAAATGAGAGAAATTTTATATGAGAGGGGAATTTAAGTGGCTATATTAGAAGGTCAATATGTTGAAGTTGAATGGCATCACACCAATAAAGAATGGTTTATAGAAAAAGGTTATTTATTTACTAAAGCGAAAGATAAAATACTTGTTAAATTATCTGATTTAAAAAAAGGCTCTAAAATTGAAGTACAGGTTAATTGTGATCACTGTGGAGTCAATTTCCATCAAAAATACAATGTTGTTATTAATAGAGAAAATCATTTCTGTTGTAAAAGTTGCTATCATGAATTCAGGAGAGAAAATGGTAGCCCTAATAACACTAGGGTTGAAATGTTTTGCTTTAATTGCAATAAGAAAATGAAAATTCAAAAATATAGACACGATGCAATTTTGAATGGGAAACAGGAATTTATAACGTGCAGTAGGCAGTGTCAAAATGAATATTTAGGAAAGAAAAACTCAGGAGAAAATAACAAATTTTTCAAAGAAAGGCTAACAGTGCGTTGTGAAGTTTGTGAGAATAACTTTGAAATTGAACAACATCGTAAAGGTCGTGCCAAATACTGCTCTGAAAAATGCCGCTATATTGGAATAGGCAGACAAAACGTCCCTAAAAAGAAAAAGTTAATTTCTTGTTATGCTTGTGGAAAAACTACAAGCAGGTGGGAGCATCAAATTAATAGTTATGAATATCACTTTTGCTCAATTGACTGTAGAAAAGAATTACAAGGATTCTTCACTTCTCAGCAACAAAAGAAAAAAGAAGATACTGAAATACAGATAATTATTAATGAAATTCTTAAATCTAAAAATATAGAATATGAACAAGAAAAACCTTTTAATTACTATGCGGTTGACAATTACTTGACTAAGCATGGTTTAATTATTGAAGTTATGGGGGATTATTGGCATAGTAATCCGTTAGTCTATTTTAATTATAACGATTTAAACAATATGCAAAAAAACAGAGTTAAGGTTGATAAGTCTAAGAAAACTTTTTTGCAAAAAAAATACAATATCAATATGCTTTATTTGTGGGAAACAGATATTAAAAATAACTTATATTTATGTGAGAAATTAATAGAATTGCATATCAATAAAAATGGTGAACTTCAAGACTACAATAGTTTTAACTACGAGTTATTGAATGGAAATTTAACGATGAAACATGACGACATTATCAATCCTTATTTCTTGAGGTCAAATACTAAACGACAAGTTATTTAAATATTTAATTAGATGACTTTTATTTTTATCTTTTTTAGCATATAATGGATATAAATAACTCAGTTCGAGGTGATCCATTATATGAAGTGGTTACTTGAAGAAGATTTAACTGTTGTGAGCGGTTTTTTATTCGGAACATTTTTAACGGTTGGTATTTTCACACTCTTATTTTTTCAAGATTTATTCTATGTGCCTTTTATAATTGTAATTGTTTGGATATATACACTTGTGAAAAGAGCTAAAATTGAAAAACAGCAACAAAAAAATAAATCAGTCTAAAGAAGTGTCAGTCATTTGGCACTTCTTTTTATTTTTAGAAAGGAGTGATTAAATGGCTGGAAATGATTTAAGGATAAAAATTACTGGAACATTAAATACGGGGGCTTCTATAAACGAGATTAATGCTTCCATCAAGGGCATCGAAAAGAAAATAAATAAACTAAAATTAAATATACAAATTGATGAAAAAGTTATCAATACACTTAATAACTTTTCAAAGCAAATGCAGAAAATCGGAAAGTCTGCTTTTAATCCCGATGGATCAGGTTTCACTAAAACATTTAACGATATAAACAGACAGTCAGAATCCTCTAAGAAGAAACAATTAAGTGATATTGAAGATGTATCAAGAGGGTTTGATAAACTTACTAAGAAAGTTCAAAACTACAACGCTGCTCAAAAGAAAACTAGTGAAACTAATACTTTCTCTGATAAAGATGGCATCACTAGTAGAACTGTCAAATCTAATGGTCAAGGTCAGGTAGTAGGATACACAGATACCTATAATGCAGAATTAATGAGAAAGCAACTCAAAAAGACTGCAGATGAAGAAAAACAAATGATTGAACAAATGGCTAAGTTTCGAGAGCAATCTACGCTTAGGAGACGGCAGGAAGAACAAAAACTCGCTTCAGCACAAGCAAGAGCCATTAATCAGAATGCTCAATTAGAAAGGCAAGAAATTGCTAAATCACATCAATCAAGGAAAGCCTATGAGGACTGGTGGCTTAAGGCTATCAAGAATCGTGAAGTTGCTGAATCAAAAGCGAGTCAAAAGAATGACAATAAACAACTTGAAGCAGAAAGACGAGCAACTGAAACGCTTAATACTTCAAAGAATAAATTAAGGCAAACTCTTAGTCAGTTAAACACTGAGGGGAAAGTATCTGCTGAAAACCTTTCTAAACTAAACAGAGCAATTGATAATTCTAAAAATATCCAACAGGTTCAAAAACTAGAAGCAAACTTAAAGAATCTTAATCGCATTCGTGAAAATGAGCATAAACTTGATATGGCAAGACAGCAATCTACTGTTAACTCTCAAAGATTACAGACAACTCATGGTGGATATGTTGATAGAAATGCTCTTACACAATACCAACAAAGCATAAATGATTTAACACCAAGAACAGCAAATTTAAATCAACAATTACAAAGATCTTCTCAACAATTTAGCCAAGTAGCACAAAACGCAAGAACTGCTGCTGGTGCTGCTCAACAGGCAGGTATGTCATTCGGAGAGATGATGACAACCGCCCTCAAAAAATTCCCGATCTGGATGATTTCGGCAACTTTGTTTTACGCTCCAATTAGAGCCTTGCAAGACATGTCTGCTAGGTTGCTAGAAATTGACACATTGCTCACTGACATAAATCGTGTAATGGATATTCCTGATTTCAAATTAACAGAAATGCTGAATGATGCAATTGTTGCTAGTGATGAGTTATCAGGGAAATTGACTGACATGCTTAGAATCATGGGTGACTTTGGAAGAATGGGTTTTGAACAAGGTCAATTACTTGATATTTCTAAAACCGCAACAGTTATGCAAAATATCTCTGACCTTGATGCAAAAGCGTCAGTCGATACATTAACATCTGCAATGCTAAACTTTAATATTTCTGCTAAAGATTCTATTAAAATAGTTGATCAACTCAACGAGGTAGATAATAATTTCGCAATTTCAACTAAAGATTTGAGCGATGGATTAAGAAAATCCGCATCGACTGCTAAAACTTTCGGTGTAGACATGCAGACTTTAGTGGGATATATTGCTGCCATCGGTAGAGGTGCTGC